GATTGATGTCAACTTTCCCAAGGAGATGGTGAAGCGAAGGCTGGATCACGAGATGAAGCTTGAGCTTATCAACGGGTCGATCTGGCAACCTGTGGGCGTGGATAGGTTCGACTCATTGGTAGGAGCTTTCCCCAAGCACATTACATACTCTGAGTATCCTTTGATGAATCCAAGGGCTAGGGACTTTCTAAGACCTGCGCTGGCGATGAATAACGGGTCAGAATTGGTCATAGGGACACCCCGGGGTTACAACCACGGTCACGACCTGTGGGAGTACGCCAGGTCAAAACCATGGAATGGGAAGGATGGTTGGTTCACAAGCCTTAAGACTGTGGACGATACCCAGGTGATGAGCCCTGAAGCCTTGGCCGAGGAAAAGAGGTCCATGCCCGATGAACTCTTCAGGCAGGAGTATTACTGTGACTGGTCGGCGGCGAACGTAGGGTCTGTTCTTGGACGTTACCTTGAAGAAGCTGAAAGACAGGGGAGGATTACGACCTTTGATTATGACGAGGAATACCCTGTTGAGATTTCGTCAGACATAGGGTTCTACGATACTGCGGCGTGGTGGTTCTGGCAGCCCAAGTACAAGGGATTCGACTTAATAGATTACGACGAGGACATACAGCTTGACGCTCAAGATTGGATACCCAGGCTGAAAGCCAAGGGATACAAGATCGGTAAGATTCACCTTCCATTCGATGCCAAGGCCAAGACCTTTCAATCCAAGCACTCGGTGGTCGAGCAATTCCTTGAAGCTTTTGGGTCTAAAGTCGTTGAGGTCGTACCCCAGGTCAAAGTGCCTCACCGGATCAACGCTGCAAGGACTGTTATCAAGAACTGCAGGTTCCACGTGGAACACTGCAAGCCAGGGCTTCAAGCTCTAAGGGCTTGGGCATTCAAGTACGATGAAGATAAGAAGATCATGAGTAAGGAGCCCGACCATGACTGGTCCTCACACGCTGGAGATTCGTTCAGTTATGGGGCTGAGATCATGCTGGAGAGGGCTTTACCCAAACCCAAACCTGAACCCATGAGAGGACTGCAAGTCGGCTACCCGTCAGTCAGTCTGGATGAGATGTACCGGACAGCAAGACAACCTAGTAAAAGGATATGACATGAGCCAATATGTAATCGAAGGTGGAACACCGACAAGGTTTGCGGCCTCAGCTATTATTTGCACCGTTCCCGCCTCCCTGTTAGGGCTTTTCATCAGCAACGCCTCTTCAAGTCCTACGATAGAGGTGCAGAACGCCGATACCTCTGGGTCGGGGACAGTAGTTGGAAGCTTTGTTCCAGTCTCAGGGTCGTTCTATGCCATGCCTATGGCTATGAGCGCAGGTATCACACTTGTCTGTACTGGGTCTGTCTCAGGGGCTGCGATCTGGAATAGCGCGGCGGTCTGATGTTGTTGACTTGGGCCCCGTCCAACGGCTTACAAGCTGTTGTCGCCCTAAGCCCTCAAGCCTGGTTCCGGTATGGAGTCGGGATCACGGTAACTGGGGCTGGAGTCTCGACTTGGGCTGACCAGTCTGGGAATGGAAGAGACTTACTTCAGGGAACGGATACGAACAGACCAGCTTTACAGGCTGACAGTTCGATCCTCTTTGATGGGGTGGATAACTTCCTCAAGACTGCTGGGTTCACGTTCAATCAGCCGGAGACGGTCTACGTAGTATTCAAAGCCATTACCTTTACCGATGGCGATACGATATTAGACGGGAATGCTGGAAATGACTTGCGCCTTTTCCAAGTCGATCCAGAACCTGGTATATCTGGTTTTGCTGGCTCACAGTTCGGCACAGGAGCCGGGCCGGTTACGGGAGTGTACGGGGTTGTTTGTGCGGTGTATAACGGTGCATCGTCTTTAGTCAGGGTAAATAACGAAGCTCCAGTATCAGGGGATAGTGGAGCTGCAAACGGAAGCGGGTTCACTCTTGGAGCATTCGGGAATGGAGCTACGGCTTGGAGCAACATCCAAGTTAAAGAAGTCATCCTATTTGCTACTGCCCATACCACTACACAGCAAGATCAGGTCATGTCTTATCTTTCAAGGCTTCTCTAAGTGGCCTCCGTCAGACAATCTGTCACTGAAGCGGTAGAGGGTAAGTCACCTGATGAACCCAATCCGAGGCAGGACTATCTGGATGAGATCAACAAGTACGAGAAGGAATATAAACCTTGGGAGAGTAGAGTAAAGAAGATCACCGCCAGATACAGGGATGAGAAAAGAGACGTAGAGAAGGAAGGGGCGAGGTTTAACATCCTGTGGGCGAATATCCAGACTCTAGTCCCAGCGACTTTCGCAAGAATTCCCCAGCCTGATGTCTCCAGGAGGTTCAGGGACACAGACCCAACGGGTAGGGTAGCTGCGTTGATCCTTGAGAGGTCCCTGGAATTCGAGATACAACACTACCCGGATTACAAAGCCACCATGAAGCAGTCGGTCCTGGACAGGTTTCTAGGGGGCAGGGGGACGGCTTGGGTGAGGTATGAACCTCACTTTACACAGGCCGAAGAGGATTTACAGCTCACCGATGACGTAGAAAAGACCGAAGTTGATGAACAGCTAGATTACGAATGTGCCCCTATTGATTACGTCCACTGGAAAGACTTTGGACATTCAATAGCCAGGACGTGGGAAGAGGTTGGGTGTGTCTGGCGGTGGGTGTACATGAATAAAGAGGATGTGGTTGAAAGATTCGGAGATGAGATAGCCAAGAAACTCCCCTATGACGCCACTCCTGATGATGTAAAAGACAAAGACAAGGAGAACGTCAAACGTCAGGCTAAGGTCTGTGAGCTGTGGGATAAGAAACGAAAGAAAGCTGTCTGGCTTTCCAAGTCATATAAGGAAGGCTTTTTAGATGAGAGAGACGACCCGCTAGGTCTCAGGGACTTCTTTCCGTGTCCCAGACCTCTCTACGCCACGATGACCAATGAGAGTCTGATCCCCATCCCAGACTTCACTCTCTACCAAGATCAGGCTAATGAATTGGACATGCTCTCAGACCGCATAGATGGTTTAACGAAGATGCTCCAATTGAAAGGTGTTTATGATGGCAGTGCAGACGCTTCGCTAGGTCGTTTATTCACTGAAGGCACAAACGGGACTTTGTTACCTGTCAAGAATTGGGGGGCATTTGCTGAAAAAGGAGGCTTGAAAGGACAGGTAGATGTTTTTGACCTGACTCCACTCGTTCAGGCTTTGAAGATCGCCTATGAAGCTTCTGGACAGATCAAGAATCAGGTGTACGAGATCATGGGGATTTCTGACATTGTCAGGGGTTCTTCAGACCCGAACGAGACTTTAGGCGCTCAGGAGTTGAAAGGTCAGTACAACTCCATGAGACTTAACTCGATGAAAGAAGCCGTAGCTCAATACGCTACTGGAATTCTTCAGCTAAAGGCTCAAGTCATTTGTGCGAAGTTCAATCCACAAACTATCCTGGCTATCTCTGCTACCGATCAATTAAATGCAGCAGACCAGCAATTAATCCAACCGGCTATAGCTCTCCTGATCGGCCAGGAACGGATGATGGACCCAGAAGCTGACTCACCCAATCCTCTGAGATCGTTCCGAATCGAAGTCGCTGCTGACTCAATGGTTCAGATGAACGAACAAGAGGAGAAGGTCTCCAGGATGGAGTTTTTGAAGGTACAGGGTGAATTCATCAGACAGATTGGGGAGTTCAGTCAAAAAGCCGGACCTGTAGCTCCGGTGATGGCTCCTCTTTTAATGGAGATGTGGAAGTTCGCTGTAAGCGGATTCAAGGTGGGTAAGTCTATTCAAGGAGCATTTGATGAAACTGCCGACAAGCTTAAAGACATGGCTGCACAACAAGCTAACCAGCCCGCTCCTCCTGATCCTGAGATGGTCAAGATTCAAAACGAACAGCAGTCAGAGATACAAAGACAACAGCAACAAGCTCAAGAATCTGAAGCGACCCATCAGAGGGAAATGATGGAGATGCAAAGCCAACACGCTTTAGAAAAAGAACGTCTGAATGCAGAGCATGTAGGCGAACGAGAACAACTTATTGCAGAGGCCGGTAAAGCCAAACTAGAGGACGCTTTCAATCGGTGGAAGGTTGAACAAGACAACTCTACCAAGATAGTCGTTGCTGAGATTTCTGCTAACGCACAGGTCGATTCAAAACTTATAGCCGCTGAGGATAAAGCCGAAGACACCGTTTCAGGGGACGCAGGAAGTACGGGGGCCAAACCCAAGAGAAAAGGTGCAATAGACAAACTCTCGGAGATGCATCAACAGACACTGGATTTACAGGGTAAGTCTGTGGACACCCAAGGCAAGCTGATTGAGCAAATCACCCAACTAGCTAAAGCCGCCTCCGCTCCAAGGGTTAGGAAGGCAGTTAGAGGCCCTGATGGAAGGATCACTCATTCAGTGGATGAAGCTGCCTGATGGCGCTTTCGGTAACTCATTCAACGCCGGCTGACGGGACCTTTAGCGTTGCAGGGGGTGCGGCTTGGGATGCTGGGCATTCTGTTTCAGGATTGGCTGCGGTAGCCACTTCTGGGGCTTACGGGGATCTTTCTGGGAATCCGGTAATCCCGACCCTGGCTGATGCTTGGCCAATAGGGGCGATCTTCCTTTCTGTAGTAGCGACCGACCCCGCTACCCTTTTAGGGTTTGGGACCTGGTCTCTCCTAAAAGGCA